GGTACAATAAACAATCCAACAAACTTTAGAGCTATTGGTGCTGCAAATAATAATGTTGGAACTCAGTTCACAGCAACTGGAAGTGGTGGCGGCTCCGGAAGCGCAAGACTTTTGGGGGATAGTAACGGATACGTTGATTCCGGTAGCACTGGGCATATATCTGGTACGTTTTATGTGAATGGTCCTAATGTATCTTATCCATATGTTCGCTGGGATTGGACTTACCCATCAGGAGATCCCGGTCCGGGAAATATCCAAGTTTCTAATTTAATGTTAAGGCGTGCGGATGTCTTAATGAGGAAGCCTAAAGTTAATCCTCAAAACAGCAATACAATAACAGGGAATGACGATGATTACACATTGACGGCGTCCAACGACGATAGTCAATATTACAACATTTTTTATGACGATGATTATTATTCCGGTTACAAATCACCGATAAATCAAGCAAACGATAATGATTACTTCAGGGTAAAGGGGACGGTTACAAATAACCTGGACGTTGATTTGAATCTAGTGCAGTCCGATGCTAACAATCCTCAAAATTTTAGAAATATAGTTAGAATACCAGCAGGAGAAACCCTTGAATTAAATCAAGACATTTACCCACCCGAGTCTTTTGGTTCCGTGATTACTTGGGAACACGATGTAGCTACTGGCACAGCAACCTTTGAAAATGTGCGCATTATTTATAGGGACATTGGTTTAATCCCCGGTGATAAGTACCGCATTGAAACTGTAGGAACAACCGACTTTACGCAGTTCGGCGCATTGTCCAATACCGTTGGAGAGGAGTTCATAGCAACTGGAACTGGATCAGGTAGCGGAACAGCAAGCAGGTTTAGGGAGTTCCCTCAATCGGTTATTGGTTACGAAATGGGGATTAACGAAAGTCAAGTAACCGAGGTCTACGCAAGTACTAAGTACAGTGACCCAAATGACGAGAGCAGCCAGTACATTATTCTTGCAGCCAATGACAATGCGGTAGCTAAGAATATCCAGACTGGGGTTACTAAAACAATTAACTACACTGGTACGCAGGCTGTTGGTTCCGGGGCTACGATGCTTCAGGCATTTAACAAGGTGTTTATCTTCCGCGAGGGAAGTACAGCACTTGCTTGGGATGGGGACTTCAACAATGATTTCGAGCTAGTAGAAAGCGGTGAGTACGAGCAGCCAGTACAGATTGTGTGCGCTTCTGGTGAGTTCGCTATTACTGAGAACCGAGGTGTTGTTCACCAACAGGACGGAGTACAGGTAGGAAGTGTCATTGAGGTTCTATCGGCACAGACGGATCCAGCTGACCAGAATGACCAGACATCAGGACTAAAGGAAGGTGCTAGGTTCGATGTAGCTAAGATATTTACTGGTGGCGATCCCGTGAATATAACCGCTGCTACGGTTAGTTCCGCAATTTCAGGCGGTGAATACGATGGTTTATATAAGGCTGATCTTACGCTTGGCTCTCATAGTTTTCAGGTAGGTGACCCAATAGATATTGCTGGGTTCTCTGATGACAAACTGGATGGCGCGAGGTTCGTGGCTGAAAAAACAGCTACTGGCATTTCTGTATATATTGAGCAGACAATTAATCCAACCGTTAGTGGCGACGAAACGGCTACACTAGCTCACGGATTTGAGTTCTATATTAACTCAGATGGTTACGATGGTCGAGTAGTAGATGGGCTAACATTAACCTCCACTCCGATTTTCACGCGGGAGGTATCCGTTGGCTTGGGCTTTACCCATATGCCAGCACCTCCTTACGCCATCTATCACCAGCGCAGGCTGGTAATGCCGTTCAAGTACACGGTCAATGACGCGGAGAACTCATATACGCTTACAGGTAACGCTGACGAGATTATTGCTTCCGATATTCTGGACTCGGATACCTATGACCAGATTTACGCACAGTACCGATTCAATGCCGGTACAGCGGACTTCAACGTTGGTCTGCATTCCTTTGCCAATGACACACTGATTGTATTCAACCGCAACAGTATTCACGAGGTACGTGGTATGATTGACCTCAAGAACGCTTCGTCTAGATTGATTACGGATGAAGTCGGACTGGTTGCTCGCCAGAGCTTGGTACAGGTAGGAAGCAGCGTAATCTTCCTCTCTGACAACGGTGTCTACAACCTTCAGTTCCTTGATGAGTACAACCTTCGTGGCGGCGAAGTACCGATGAGCGAATCGATTAACGCCACAATAAAGCGGATTAACCAGAACGCCTGGGATAAGTCCGTAGCGGTTTACTTCGATAACAGATACTTCCTCGCCGTTCCACTTGACGGTAACTCTACAAATAACGCTATTCTTGTCTATAGCTTCCTCAACAAGCAATGGGAGTCCATTGATACAGTTGACAATACGGAGTGGGATGTAGAGAATCTCATTGTGGCAGGTAGAGGTGATGAACGTGGCGTGTACGCCGTGAATGCACTTGGCGGTGTCCATAGGCTTGATTACCGAGAGGACGGTAGGGATCGAGTGGTTGCTGAAATCGGAGGAGATGACATTAACTATGACATCCAGTCCAGTATGACGACACGTCAGTACACGATCGGTACTATGGAGCGCAAGAAGTGGAAGGAGTTCGACCTTCACGTACAAAGCTCCGATGACTACAGGTCGGATCTTACTATCACGGCTGAGACGGAGAACCCGGACGCTAATTTTGAGCTTGGTACATTGTCCAGCTATAATGACCAGGATACCCTAGCTGAGGGAGAAGATGTTTCCATCCGTGGTAGAATAGGTAACAGACGAGGCTACGGCTTACAATTTACATTTAACAACACAACAGGGCGACCCAGAATCCGTGCTATTGAAGCGGATGGTTCAGCCTCATTCAGATCAACAACTACGGCGGACTAATGGCTATCTTATCTACAGGCAACACATTCGGTGCTACTGACACCGTTACAAGTACAAAGCTCAATAACATTGCTAATGCGGCAACCTTTGATGACCCAGTTGATGACTCAACACTGCAGCTGTACGATGGCAAGCTGCGGGTTAAAGCTAATGGGATAACCTTCAGCAAGCTAACGGACGTGAATGACGATGACACAATGTCAAATGCCAGTGCTACTACACTGGCTACGTCAGAGAGCATTAAGGCTTATGTTGATAGCACTGGGTTAATTCAGCGCAAGCGTGTAACGAGCGGAACGGTATCCAGCACTACCGAGATTATGAATTTCGACAATACCGCTCCAGAGATAGATGAGGGTACTGAAATTTTAAGCACCACATTTACCCCAACATCGACTAGCAATGAAATTATTGTTGATTTTGATGGGCTGCTATACAACTCAAACCCGGGCGGTGGCTGTATGTTGGCTTTATTTGAAGGAAATACCTGTGTCGGTGCAAGATGGTGGCTTCAAGCCTCCGATGGTGGGGCATCAACACACATTTCATTTGCATTTACACCAACAAGCACCAGTGAAGCAACTTACAGTTTAAGGTTCGGTGTTTATACCGGTCAGACTGGATATATAAACAGTGTTGTTACAGCTACTAGCGGTTATACGCTTGGCGGAAATATGAAGATAAATATGGAGATACAAGAGGTTCAGGCATCGCAATAAACTAACCCATTTAAGTTATGTCAGTAATTACAAAAGGTAGAATTTTCGCAAACGGGGAACAGCTTACTGCTGAGAAACTCAACGTACTTGTTGACGAAGCTTCGTTCAACTCCAGCACGGCAGTGGATAACTCCACTACACGGGTAAATGGCAGTGGTGCTATTACGGTGAAACCGCAGGGCATTACCAGTACTGAGCTTGCTCCAAGCGAACGGTGGCAGAACGCCTACCCAGTTGGTTCGATCTATATGAACGCCAGCAATTCTGACAACCCATCTACCCTACTGGGCTTTGGAACTTGGGTTGCGTTCGGTGCTGGCCGTGTGATTATTGGTGAGGGTTCGGACTCAGATGATCAACCAACCCCAGAAACGGTTTCCTTTACGGCTGGTGAGGAGGGCGGTGAATACAACCATACGCTTACTATAGGTGAGATTCCTGCCCATACGCACACGATACCTAACAATATAATTCAATCAGGCAATGCACGAGTAGACCAATACGAAGATGATTATAATATATTTCCCTTCGTCACAACTTCTACTACATCCTCAGTCGGAGGAGGTCAATCCCACAACAATCTCCAGCCTTACATCGTAGTACATATGTGGAAACGTACAGCTTAAATTTATGGAACTAACAATGCAGGATATTGAGCAGCAAATCATCGAGGACCCACTGTCCTACGAGGATGCCAAGGAGCAGTTCGTCGCTAAAACGAATGAACTTGGTCTTAAGCACGCATTTACATTCGATGAAGCGTGGGAGGCTGGTCAACTGGTAAGGAAGAAAGCCGAGTTCCGTGAGGGTATTTCAAGGTTCCATAATATGCTTGAGAGTAGTGAAATCAGTATGAGCCAAGAGGAACTGCACGAGCAAAATAAGGTTACCCACGACTTTGCTGATGGTTGTTATATTCGCACGATTTTTAACCCAGCCGGGCTTTTGCTTGTTACCAAGATTCACAAAAGGACTCATCCATTTTTCCTTATGTCGGGGAAGATGTCCGTATTTACCGAGGATGGTGTTGTTCATCTTGAGGGTCCGCACCACGGGATAACGCAGGCTGGAACAAAGCGCGTGATATATACTCACACGGACTGCGTGTTTGTTACTGTTCACGTAACTGATAGTACTGATTTAAGCGAAATAGAAGAAGAGGTAATTGCTAAGGATTTTGATGATCCGGAAATTTCTCTTGAAGGTGTTAAAAATTTAATAAAGGAAATACAATGAGTTGGTTAGCAGTTGGTTCTTCAGCCCTATCAATAGGTGGAAGTCTTCTTGGCGGTAGTAAAAAGAAGAAGGCGGCAAAGAAAGCGGCTCGCGCTCAACGCGCTGCCCTAGAAGCAGCCGAGAGGCAGTACCGTGACCCATCTAGATTACTTCGTGAGACGTACGGGCAACTGTACGGACCCTCAACGCAGGAGGCTATACTAGGCGCAGAACGCCGCCTAATGCCCCAATATCAGGAGTTACAGTTCGAGCGTATGGGTATGCTCCAGCCTGAGCTAATGGACTTCCAGCGGGAGTTTCAGGAGGCTGAGTTAGGATTACTTGGGGAACTTGCACCAACGGCAAGGGAGGCACTTGAGGATCCACGACTAGCTCGTATTGCGGACATCTCACTGGAGGAGGCAGAGCGTCTCAGCGGGGACCTAACCCCAGAAGAAGAACGGGCAGCGGAGCAACGCGCACTTCAAATGGGTGAGCGTACAGGTCGTACCTTGGACGCATCCGCGATTGCACTTGGTGCATTGGGTCGTCAGGAGGCTCGTCTTGAGCGAGAGGAGGCTGCACAACGCGCACGTTCACTTGCTGGTCAAGCGGCTATGGCGGCTCGTATTGATCCATATACGGCCATCCTTGGACGTACACCTTCAGCTTATCAGACAGCCGCTGGCTTAAGTCTAGGACCATTGGGTACTATGACGACAAGCCCCGGTACTGCTTACAATATCGGCGCACAGGAGGACTACAGAAAGGCACAGCACCAATTAGCACTGGGCGGTGTCCAATCAGCCTACCAACAAGCTAAGGGAGGAATCGAGGCAGGTATGATCTCTGGTGTAGCCTCCGGTTTAAGTGGTATGCTTGGTTCATTTGGAGGAGGTAGCACTCCAATGGCAAGCCCGACGACTCAGTACAGTCCATTTACAACAAGTACCCTAGGATCACTTACTGGGCAAACTCAGTTAACAGGATTTATGGGACGCCCCTTCTAATTATGGCTATTATTCCAGAGCAACAAGTACAGACTTCAACCCTTCGGGGAGCTGACCCAACGCAGTTCCTTCAGCAGGCTTACCGCGAGCAGCAAGCCAATGTAGCCGCGTTTAATCAAATGAACGCTACTATCCAGCAGGAGGCTCAGAAGTTCATTCAGAAGCAGGAGGAGAAGAAGCAGAAGGAGATGACCTATAGTGCCATCCTCCCTTACATTCAGCAAATGTCAGGCGGGGACGCAAAGCAGGCTGATGCTCTTGCGAAGCAGATTGCTGGTAACCCGGCTTCGTCTAGCGCGATCCTTAATATGGTTAAGATGAGCCAGGAGCAGGAAGCTAAGGCTGCGGATCAGGCTGCCCTACAAAAGGCTGTTGCCGTAAGTACAACACCCGAAGGCCGTATTGATCCCTCCATATTTCTTTCATCTTTTATTAATTTAGGTGGTCGTAACGTAGAAGGAGCTGTTAAATTTGCAAGTCAAGCTAGGGAGGCAGAAGAAGGTCAGTTTGAACCTAGAAAAATAGACCTGGGTGATGGTATTACCGTTGTCCAAACTGGGCGAAATACATCACAGGTTGTTACCCCATCTGGAGATGCGAAACTCCCAGCCGGCGTTCAAGTTAGACAATATGAAGCTAAACAGCTTGAAGAGGCTATCAAAGCTTATCATCAAGGTGATGATGCAAAAGTTAACACTATATTTTTGCAACTCGATTTGACTAGCAAAATAACAGGTCAACCACTTGACCCATTTGATATATTTGGTGAACGCAAACCACTACCGGAATCCAAGGTTCCATCAATATCGGATTCGGGTGAAGGTGAGCAGACTGCGACATCTCTTGATGATTTAGTAAGTAAGTATCAACAGTAATAATGGCATTTACAAATGAGGAGCTTGAGGTTGCTATCCGTAATGCCGATGCTGCCGATAATACGGAAGACGCAAAGGTACTGGTAGCTGAATACGTACGCCGTCAAAAGGATCAAGTAGATGGTCCTTCAGTGGAACCCGTCGAACAGGTTTACGGTGAGGATATTCTTGCTTATACTGGAGCTGTTCCATTTAAGCGTCCAGAAATGGCTGAGGTAGAGGACTCAGGTCTTAAACTGTATGACGAAAACCTATCACCACTAGAGAATGTTAAGCTGGCTGTATATGACATTAACAACCAGTTCAACAGAACCCTACTGAATACGGTTGGTGCGCCGATTGACTTAATTGCTAAAGGTGTAGAAAAAGTAAAAGGTCAAATTACTGGAGGTGAATACGTTTTACCTGATTACTCAAGTACACTTAGAGATGTGTTCAGTACCGCTGAGGAGGAGCCAAGGACTCCTTATGGTTACCTTGGTCAAACTGGTGCTGAGTTCGCTACGATTGGTCTTGGAGCCGTTAAAACAGCGAAGGTTGCATCAAAGGTACTAAAGCCAGTATCATCGTTGGCTCGCGGTACAGTAGCGGCAGAGGTTGCTGACCAGTTCGCCAAGGAAGCTACCGAGAATGCAGGTAGGTTCTTAGCTGTTGAGACTGGAGCGTTTACTCTAGCTGGAGCGGCCAGAGCTGCGGCAAATGAAGCTGACTTGAGTCCAGGTGCTTCCCTAGCTGTAGAGGTACTTTCTGGCATAGCTGGTGGATTCGGCGGTTATGGTGCTTATCAAGTACCGAAGTCCTTACTCAATAAGGTTAAGGGTAAGAATGCCACCGAGATTGCTGAGATGGTTTCCAACGGAACCATTAAGTACGATGAGTTAAACTGGGTTAAATTAAAGGATGCCCCAACGACACCTAAAGACACCCCAGAATTAACAACTACAGACACCAGAGGACAGGGGCAACAGTATCACGGGTCGTCACAGAAAATAGACGAATTTCTTACTGATGAAAATTATCTGTCTGAGGGTAATATATACGGAGAAGGCTTTTATACTACGGAGGCGCTAGATGTTGCCGAGGGTTATACAAAAAAGGGTAGTGGTAAAGAACCAAGCTTATATAGGGTTGATGAAAAATCTCCCGTAAACTTCTTAGATATTGATACGTTTAAATTTAAAGATTTAAAACTACCAAGACTTAGTGATGAATTTCAAGAGATTATAGATGAATTTGGAGACAACGCTACAGTAAGAGATGTATTTGATGAGCTTAGAGGGGCTACAGATGATTATGGAAATAAGTTGCCTACTTATGAAATTATCGATGGAGCATTTTTTCCTATTAACGATAAAATCAAAGAAATGGGTTATGGCGGTATTGAACACGTTGGAGGTAAAACTTTCAATAAAGCTCCGCATAAGGTCAAGATATACCTAAATCCTAAGGAACAAATAGAACTTAAACCAGTAACTAAGACAGAAGCCCCAGCGGAGCCTACCCCCGCGCTGACTGCGGAGAGGCCCGGCGAGGCTCAACGGTTAATTGAATTTGACCGCGCGAGACGCGAGATGGCTGACAGTATTTCTAACAAGCAAAAGGCTGAGGCTGCTGTTTCGTTAAACAACTTAGATAACTACGACCCTAAGTCCAAGCAGAATCCCAAAAAAGCAATTGAAAGAATCCTAAGAATCTTTGCTCCATCCAAATTGGTTGGGCCAGAGATCACCAGTGCGATTGAAAAATCTAAAGGCACTATTGCTAGACTTCAAGAAAGTGGAGCCAGAGTTCTTCGGGCAACTAAGAGATTAGAGAAGGCCAACCCGGAGGTTAAGGAACATGTTAATTCCTTTCTGGAAACTGGGACAATGCACCCATCCTTGGCTCCCATTGAAGCTGAGTTAAGTGTTTGGAAAACTCAAATTAATGAAATGCAAAATTTGCTACTCGACGGCATGGATGACGCAGCGTTCGAGGGGCTGAAGCCAGAAATTCAGAAACAACTAAGAGCAACCATTGAGGCTTCCATAGAGGAAGGATACTTAACTCAAACATATCGGATGTTCCAGGATACGGATTACATGCCGACGCAAGCTCAGATGAAAGCGGCCATTCAAGAAATCAAGACCGATCTCGTCATGAAGGGGGTCACTGTCGAGAAGGCCGAAGAAATGGCAAGGAAGCATTTGAACCGATTGCAGGCAAACTCCGCCCGTAGCAAAAAAATTCACGGTAGACCACAGGGAGCAATGCCTGAATCGCGTGGTATCCTAAAGGAGCGGACTAATCCAGGGCCAGCAGAACGTGCGTGGCTGGGTGAAGTAACGGATCCAAAAGAAAAAGCATTCAGCACAGCAAGCCGTCTGGCTAGGCTGGCTTCTGCCCAAGAAGAAGATGTAGCTATTGTTAGATTGCTATTAGACGGAAAGATGGCCACACGACAGCAGGTGGACCCGTCACAGGTTCAACTAAAGCTAAGGGTGTCCGAAGGGGAATCAGGTATTTGGGTGTCCGAAGACGCAGCTGGTGCGCTAGATATACTAAGATTCGGAGCCAATAACCCATTGGATACTGGAAATATTTTTATGGATGCCATTGGTAGAACATGGAATAGTTTTGTTGCCTCATCAAAGGCGACTAAGGTTCTATTAAATCCCGATTCATACCCCGTCAATCTTTTGGGTGCAATGCTAAGCACCGCGACCGCCGCAATTAATCCATTCCGTTTGAACGGGATCAAGTCGGCTTTATCTCAGTTCGGCTCACTGGATGATATTCTCGGTGGTAAAAACTTATTAGCACGTAAGGCTTTTCTTGAAGATGTAGGAAAAATGCAACAACATGGGTTGATGTCTAAAAGTGTTAATGCTGCCGACATTGAAAAAAATATCCAAAAAGGATTAACTGAATATTCCAAGGCTCTATCCAAGGGGACGAAAGCTACTGTTTCTTGGCTGGGTAAAGCATATTCTTCTTCGGACATTTCGCTTCGTTACACTACATGGAAAGGCAACCAGAAGCAGCTTAAAAAAATGTTTCCGGATTACTCCGACATGGAGATAGAAGCGGCGGCTGCTAGATTGACGAATGAAACATTTCCGAACTACGATAAATTAAGTCCCATCATTAAAGGACTTAGCCGAGTCGGTGGCGCGAGTCAGTTCGTCGCATTCCCTGCCGAGCTAACTCGTAATATTTACAACTCCGCCAAATACTCACAGCAAATGATGCGTGGAACATTTGGCAAAGAAATCGGATTGGATCCAACTAGAGCCGACCTTGGGTCTATGCGACTAACAGGACTAAAGCGTGGTGCAGCGTTGACGGCTACTATTACTGGATCAGGTGCCGTTGTTTCCCAAATGAACCAAAACAAGGGACTTAATGAGCAGGCCGAAGTAGCGTTCCAGAAGACCATCGCTAGGGATTGGGATCAAAACAAACGTCTACTTATTGTACCCGACGAAACAGGGAGAAAGGGACGCTATGTTAATCCAAGCTATTTGTTTCCACACGCGATTGCCAACCAAGCCTTTCAAGCGGGGTTCAGCGAGGAACCAATTACGAACCTTGCTGGGTTTTTTAAGGAACAGTATATTGGGGAACCCGGAAGTTTTCCAGCTAGAGTAGCGGCGAAGTTACTTTTTGGTCGAGATGAGAGGGGTAGATTAATTAGTGTTGACCCACGAACTCACCAACAAGCCCTTGATGCGGCAGATGCGATTTACGAAGATACTCTTAGGCCTGGAGCGCAGAATACATTTGAGCGTTGGAGCGATACTCTGGCTGGCCGAGGGGAGCGGACGGTCAGGGACAATGCGCTGCGTTTGATTGGGTTCCGTGACACTACATGGGATGCAGGCAAGTCATTCCAAAGCAAGATTTATACGATCAATGAACCAATCAAGGAAGCTCAAAGAAGGTATTATTCCGAGCGAAGAAAACTAGAGGACAACCGAACCCCTCAGGAAGAAGTTCAGAAATCATACGAAGAAAACAACACCGCTCGGAAATTGCAAATGAACATCATTCGGGAACACTACCGGAACATGGGCATGGAGCCGTGGGCTTATTCCGTGGACGAAAGGATTTCCTTGATGAAGGAAGCAGGCCTTTCGAGTTCAGCGATCCTAGATATCGTTGATGGCCGCTATACGGATATACCTAAAGTTCCCCAGGAAAGCACTGCTGACATGTATGACAATCTTAAGGGTTCTACTACTAAGGACAAGTTAGCAGAAATTAAGGAAGTCAGAGAAACGGATCCAGTTCTAGCGAAAAAGTTGTTCAATTACCACAAGCGTTTAATATCCCTAGATAAGCGCAAAATCACTGAGCGTGAAAAACTTATTGCCGTTATGGATGTTGCGCGGAAAGTCGATTACTTAATTGAAATGGGCGTCCACACGAACCGAGCATTGATGGAAGAATATAAGCGGAAGGGAATAATAAATAAAGACGTTTTACATTCTATGCGAATAAAAACGGGTAGATAGCAAAAAGCCCCCACCCGAAGGTGAAGGCAGGTTGCAACCCCAAAAGGGTTCCCGA